CACACAACACCAAGAGGTCCGTTGAGCCACGTGCGAACGGCAATGGATTCGTCAAGGCACCAGGTTCCAGAAGCAAATCCTCCCACGGCGAAGTAGTTGGAGAGTCTTGCTGCGAATCCCACTCCATTGACGTTGATGTAGGGTCTTGCATAGCCTTCTCCTTCCCAGTGAGGGTTCCGTGGGACATCCAGAAGCCACGAGGGATCCTGGGTGTACATGTCTTCTTTCGTCCGAAGGAGTCCGGGGCCCTGCCTGTCGCTGTGGTTGTCGGCCTGACACAGTTCGTGCGCGTTCCAGTATGGGAACTGAACCAGCCCGATCGTTTCAAGCTTGTTGAGCGTCAGGAAGGTGATCATCGAACTTAGGGCGTTCGGCGTGACAAGGATGTCGTCCCCAAGGTAGATCACCCACTCTGGATCGTAGACCTCAGCAGCAAACTCGAAAGCAGCCTTTGCAGCACCATGCATGTTCGACCATTCCGGCAACTTCCGGAAGATCGTGGGGTAGCCTGAAAGCACTTTCCGAAAGTCGGCCGTGGAGCGTTCATCGCTCGGGTCTTCCACTACAATCCAGTTCGCGGAGGAGTACGCGGCGGGATCATACAGCAGAACACTCTCAAGCAGGCGCTGGAGTCTGAACGCTCCACGGAAGCTCGGTATTACAATTACAGGGCGCATGCCACTTGGGCGATATAGGAAGCGGAAGGGCATCTCACCCTTCCGCCTTGTTCTAGCTCTGGCTTCCGACGATCGTGCCGCCGGTGTCCCAGTTGAAGCCGGCGGTCTCCGCCGTAGCTGCGTCGGTCGTACGAACCTTCCCGGAGGTGTCCACCCAGAAGTAGTAGTCGAAACCACCACTGTCCTGGAGGATCCAACCGGAGGGGCGAGCGGCGCCCCTCTCAGTCGTGAGTCGAGTGAAACCACCCAGGCCGCCGCGAACGGTTGCAGTCTGAGCCATGGATTACCCTCCGCTCGATCCGTACACACCCCTCCACTCGGAGAAGCCTTTCGTGTACCGCGCGTAGACCTTGAACAGGGCGTCGCCCGAGAGGAAATCGTCCGCATCGGACGTTTCCGGACGTACGCGCCACCAGAAGTTCAGGTCGTGGTCGGCTGACAGCAGGAACCACGAGTCAGCGTCGGTGAGGTAGCGGACGAGCATGTAATCGACCTGCCCGTCGCTCTTCAGAACGTTGATCTCGTTGTTTGCAGAGTACGGCTTGTACTCCGACATGATGACTTCGCGGACGGCCCACTCGAAAGTAGGATCGACGATGATCGCACCAGGCGTCATCATGATTGGCCGACCACGGTCATCCACCAGCTGCTTGAAGTGGTCCAGGCCGGCTTGATAGGCCGACGCGCTGAAGTCTACATCCGTGCTGGGCTTGTTTGCCAGAACAGCGCCGCCGTCGAGTCGCGTATGCGACACGTGGCAAAGCGCAAGGCCGTCAAGGCCGGTGTAGGAAGAGCTGAACGCGTTGTTGAGGACGCTCCAAGCGTCGACTTCTACGCGGTAGGACGCAGCCTTCCCGACTTCCGCCGGCATCTTCCGCATGATGCCGTAGAGGTCGTCATCCCACATCTCGCGGGTGACTCGCCAGCCGATGCCGTACGGTGAGTGTGTGTAACGCACGGAGCTGCCGATCAACGGAACGTCAAACGTGACGTTTTCGCCTTCCGGTTTCGCCACCATGCTGCCGAGGCCTGCCATCTTCAGGTCCTCTTCGTAGGCCCGCTTCGAACTGTCCACGTTGAACACCTGCATCCACTGGTTCGGCTGCCGGTCGATCTCGTTGAACAGAATACGGAAGAGGCCTGGCGCAAGCAGTGCGGCAAAGCCGCCAGTCTGTGTAACTGCCATTTGTCAGATCCTCCCTACGACGTCCGGTAGCCCTGGTAGAACGTGTTGCCGAAGCTGAACACCACGACCGGAGTCGTGTCTGTCCATGCCGGTTCCACGCCGCTGCCAGTGCTCCCGCTGATGAGCTGGTCGTACAGATCCCAGACGACTACGCGACTGGTTGCTGCGACCGCTTTGTCCGTATCCACGCTCCACTTCCCGTTTGACGCGTGCTTCGTAATCCCGTACATCTTGCCGCGGTCGGTTGCGGCGCCGGTCCCTGTGAGAGCGGCTGATGCGTCGAGGTTCCCGATGAACAGCGTGTCGGGGTGGGCGAGGACCACTGTTTGCGTTTTCGCCCCTGCGGCGCTGCCGGACTGTCCATCGCGCGATGCGATGCCCATGATGAGCTGGGGGTTGGCCCCGCACTCGTTCAGGTATCCCAGGTTCAGGTAGACCGGAGCGCCAGCCTTAAAGGTCTGCGTGGCCGCTTCCGGAAAGTCCTGTCGAGGGACAGACATTCCCGACAACGTCTTCAGGGCGCGAAACGCAATTACTGGGCCTGTTGCCACTGCGTTTAGCTCCTACTGCTTGAAAGGCTCGGGCGAGTCGGCGAACACATGTGAAGCGCGAACGGACGCTTCCGGATATCCCGCCGCACGCAGAGCTCGTTGTGCTTGTTCGTTTGCCTGCTGGATCATCGTGTCCAGCGAGACGTTGTGGCGCTCACGCGCGTCGCGAATCGGCCCTGCAACATTCTTTGCGTGCAGGTCCTTTCTGATCCGCATGAGGATCAGATCACCGCGACGGCGAGTCATCTCGCCACCGGGCGTGAGCGCAGGGCTGAGCGCGCGAACAGCTGCCGGAATATCTTCCGGGGTGTTCACGACCTCGTACCCTTGCCGAGAGCGGCGCATCATCACGCGTTCGCGCGTGTTGCACCACTTGTAGACGTAGTCCGGGTCCTTGTCGGCGACGAAGAATTCGTCGTTAACGAGAGGATCTTGTGCGGCCATATGCTGTGCTCCCGAATTGTTGTGTGGTTGCTCGAGGAGACGAGCCTTTGTCCAGCTCGTCTTGCGTCATCCCTCGGTCTTCAAGGCTGATAAGGTATTCGTCGACGGTCATGCCCCAGACGCCAGCCGCCTCGGTTACCTTCGGGGTGGCGATCAGCTTGGGCTTCCGGACTCCGGGTGCAGGCGGCGTTGCAACGCGACTTGCTGGAGTCGGTGTTGCAGTAGGCGGCGCAGGACGCGGGACGACAGGTACGGGAACCGGCGGAACAACAGCTACCGGAGGAACCACAACAAGTTCCTCAACCGGAGGCGGTTCGACTACAGCCGGCGGCCTGCCGTAGATGTGGTCTTGGACGCCGGGCTCTTCTAGCCGGAGATTCTCGTACAGCCGCTTGTGCAGGCCCTTCTGCATCCGCTGGACGGGATGCAGGTTCTTCTTGATGTCGTCGATCCGTGCCTTGTACGTTGCGTAGTCCGCAACGCTAGAAGCGAATGCCGTCTCGTCGTCCTGCTCGAGACGCTGAAGGGTCAGGAGCGTGACGGTGTCTACGTTGTCGCCGTTGGGGGCGACCGGAGGAACGACTGGCGGCTTTGGCGGAGCAGGAACAACCTGGTTGTGCTCCGCCGCCGCGTGAACCGCTGTCGCGTGGTCTAGTGCCTGTTGGACCGTCAGACCCGCAAACGGGCCTTCTGAAATTATGCTGTTCGGATCTGCGTCTGCCATCGTTCCCTCAATATCCGCTTGTGCCGGATGGACGTGCGTCTGTTCGTGGTTTGTCGTCTGCCTTCTCGAGAGTAGAGATCAACCCGTGAATGTACTGCCCGCGACCCTGTGCACGCCACATTTCAAGCGTGGTGCTACTGGTTCGGAGGGCCTGGTTGGCCCGGTCCAGCTCCGCCTGGAGGCAGTCCCTCAGGAGGCGGCGGTTGGGGGCCGGCAGTTGCACCAGGAACTCTCTAAACTCCACTGTTCGCCTCGCGCATAAGCTCGAGAAGCCGTTGCCGAATAAGGACGTTCTCGTCTGAATGCTTCTGCCCTGACCCAACGCTGGTAGAGATTAATGCTAAGGCAATCTCTGCTTGTCTCTTCTTCACGCGGAGAAATGGGATAAGCTGGATCAGAGGAATCTCACAGCTACTGCCCGTGAGACCCCATCGATAAATCGGGTTCCCGTTGCTGTTTGTGTAAAGCTTAACATCACCACCGAACAGCTCGGAAAGAAGCTGAAGCGCGCCCGTGTGAATCATAGACACATAGAACTGTAGCTGCATGCATCCAGGGCCGCCCTGCTGAAACCCGTTGATGTTAATGGTTCCCTCACCATCAACTATCCCGGCAGCATATGCAAGATCAGGCACTTGGTTGGCCTTCTGGCGCTTGCTCTGGCTGCTGAGGAGGTCCAAGTTGTGGTTGTATTCCCGGGATGCCATTTACGATCCTCATCGCCCTGTTTATGGTATCCATGAGGCCGGGCACGACCTCGTCGATGTCTTCGATGTCGAAACGCTCTACGAACCGTTTGACAATCTGCAGGCTCGCGTCCATCACCTGTGCAATGACGAGCTTGTGTACCGGGGGAACCCCCGGAGACTGCATCAGAGCTGATGCCTGCATAATCCGCATGTAGTATTCGTTCAGGACCTGCATCAGGAGTTGGAGATTTTGGATCTCCATATCCCGGTTGATCTTTTCAGACGTGAGAGTGAGTTGCAGGCCGATAGAGGTGCGAACGTCACCTTGCGGAAATTGGATGAAGCGGCCTTCGGCCCACTGGTGACCTTCTGGTCGCATTTGCTGTTCCAGCCCGATCGTCAGGTACAAGCACTCCTCAACGGCGTGGCGGATGTCGTCAATCGACATCCAGAAGCGGAGGTTGCCTTCTCCGATGAGGGCGGTGGTGCCTGTCGCAGTTGCTCGCGAACCCACAACGGTAGATTCCATTCCGAGGTGGTAAGGTGATACGCCAGAACGGGCTTCCGCGTAGCGGATGGCTTTTTCTTCCATCGCGCCGAGCGTGTTACTGTCAGCGCCAAGATGCATCACGCGAACGTCCTTGTCAGGGTTCGGCGTGACAATCTTCATTCCGGGGTAGACTTCGCGCTCGTTGCCAAGGTCTGTTTCGTCTCCCATAACGACGATAGCGGCGTTGGCTGCAGTGCCGGCGTCCGTTACTTGGTTGTGAGCAGTGCTCGCGGCTTCCTGGAACTGCTCGATTTGTTCTGCAACACCCATGCCGTAGAGTTCATGCTCGACCACTAGGAAGGGCACTCGCACTAGGTGCCTCGCCTTCCCGAAGAACGGGTTCATGATCGAACGGATGAAGAGATTGTGGTCGAGGGAGTAGGTCAGGATAGCGTCCTGATACGTCAGTCCGGGAGCGTTTGTTTCCGGGTTGACTGTTTCGAGAGGCCACTTTCCGTTGAGTTCGTAGAACGTGAAAATCTGTGCAGGGCCGACATCTCCGAGTGACGCTGTCTCCGTCGCTTGGACATGCCGGGGGTCGGAACGAACTTGCTCGTCGCTCTTCTTAATGCTCTTGGACTTTACAGCTGTTTCGATCTCGCCGATGTTTCGGTAGCCTTCAAGGCCGATGAATTCTTGGAGTTCGGCCCAAGTGTATCGGAGGACGTGAACCGTAAACGGAAGTTGCTGCCATTCGTCGAATCCACGGGGAGGAATGATGTCGTCCGGTGCAGGCACGGTCCAACGTACTCCTGCATATTCAGGGACAGGCATCTCGACAACCTGACCGCTCTCGTTGTATCCATGGTACATCCTCTCCTCTTCAGCCCAGATAGGCTTGAGGAAGCCGTCGCCCAGCTTGGCGCAGTCGGCGAACAGAGTTCGGAGACGGTCCCTCGCTCCGGAAGCCTTCACGAAGTTCGAGACCCAGTCTCGAACTTCTTTCTCCATTGAAAGCTTCATCGGAGTTGTGGAGTCTTCTGGGTTTGGAACTTCCAGATGCTCCCACTTTTTCGACTTGATTTCGACCTCGCAGAAGTCTTTGGTTCCGAGCAGCGCTCGCATCAGCCGCGCAACGATGGCGTCGACGGCCATCCCAATAAGCGGAGCTACGATGTTCGAGGCATTCGGCCAGGGGAAGTTCTTGACAGCGACCTTCGGAATGGCCTTATACGCCCGGCGCCAGTTGTTGTAGAGTTCGACACGCACTCCGTGAGCCTCGACCAACGGCCGAAGGGACTGTTCGACAAGTGCCAACAGCTTCTTCTCGCTGTTCTCGTCGGCGAACGTGATGTCTACAACAGACAGTGGCACTAGAGCTCCGTGTTTGACGGGCAGCGCTTGCCGTGAAAAGCGGTGTGCATTTTGCTCGTGAGAGGCTTGCCGGCGGCAGAACTCCCACGCTGAGTGACGCCGCCGACGATCGTGCCTACGGCGACATGCTTCACCGCCTGTTCCTTCACTTTCCGCTCACCCCCGGATTTGGCTTCTTCACCGGCCCGCCCCGAACGGGCTTTTTCCCATCCGGAAACGTTCTGCTCACGCCCGCCCTTCCCGCTGGTCTTTTCCCTAGCTTCGTCGCCATGTGACTTCCGGCCATTCGCTCGCTCCTCTCTTTTCTTCGTGACAAACGCCGATTCTGTCTTTTCTTCCGGCTTCGTTTTTCTCATGTCAATGCTTTTGGTGCGAATGCTTTTGGTACGGTTCGATGACCCGCACCTCTAATAGCCTGTCACCGCAGAGCGGCTGGCTAGGTGTAAGTGATGAGTGCTGTTACCCCTTCGGGTCTTGTTCGCGTTGCCCTTAACCTGCCCGAGAAGCGGCACGCACGCAGCTGCTGCATCGAGAACGTCTTTCAGGGTCATAAGTGGAAAGCCTTTCAGCTCGTCCATGAAGTCGGTGAGACGTTCCCGAACAAACAGATCGTGGCTCTCCGCAAACGGAATCAGCGTACGGATACGATGATCCTTATCCCCTATTGGAGTAAGCTCCTCAACGTGGAAGCTGTATTCCAGATCCCGCATTGCGGCGTTCAGCGGGAACTTGAGCAGGCGGGAGAAGTTAACGTCCTCAATCCCGGCCTTATGGCACTGCCATCGTTGATGCATCCCGATGAACTTCTTCACCATGTAGCCCGCGTTGCCGTGCTGCGCGAATGTGTCCAAGATGAAGATACGCTTTTTCGGGTCCATGCCCGCCGCGACCATGGCGTTGCGGGAGTTTCGCTTTGGGTCTTTCTGGGACATTGCCGGGTCCCAGAAGAGGACTCGTTTCAGTGTGTCGAACAGAACAAGCTCTCGTTCGCCGGCCTGGTTCCGGAAGACGATGTCGCCGTCGCTGGTGAAAGTGAAACGGACGATGTCGTCCTGCTTGAATTCGGCAAGGGAAGGGTCCTTCGGGTTGTTCAGATACAGCATGCTGTACATGAACGAACCCTGCTTTGCACGAACCCGCTTGCAGCTGTCTTCTGGGAACAGTTCCGGAAAGAAAAAGTACTGCTTTCCAGCGTCCGGCGCGAACGTGTCCGGGTCCATGTTGTAAATCGGTTTTTTGTTCGACTCCAACGCTTCCGCGTGGTCGTATTCGAGCTCAGACCGCGTCCAGTGGAGAGGGCGAGTCAGAAACTCGTAGTACTCTGACTCGTTCTCCATGATGTCGTTGTAGACATCATCGACGCCCCAACGGGTTCCCACCAGCAGGTCGTATGCGGTCTGTTCATCGACAAACAGTGCCTCGGCCGAACGGTAGAACGTTTTCACGCGTTCTCGGACCGTTGGCTGTTCCATGCTCTGCTTGTCTTCGAGGTCGTCCTTTATCTGAATCGTGTAGTGGCGGCTGACGATATGGGTGTCCACGCCCGCCGCCTCGATCGTATCCTCGCCATACATGCCTTGGCGAGGAAACAGCAGATTCGTCCGGGTCCACGTAGTCTGGGCGAGGTCCGGAATGATCTCGGGGTAGACCCACCGGAGGGTTTCGTTCCGCTCAATCTGCTGCTGAAGGGAGAGGATTTGCTTCTGAGCGTTTACGGACGAAAAGCTGCAGAGGAGAATGCGGTGTTCCAGTCCGGGAAGGCCGCAAAAGTCGTCTTGGATGAGAATCCAGAGCGGCATGCTCTTCGAGAACAGCGTGCTCTTGTAACAGTCTCTGGGGATGAGGCAGACCTTCCGGCGCTTCCTGTTCGGGAATTCCGGCGGAACTTGTTGAGCGAAGTCCGCCATTTCCTTGTGCGGCGTGACGCGGATCTTGTTCCAACCGAGAATGGCTGTCGAAAAGTAGTATAGGGAGGCTTTGCCGTTGCGGCGGAGATTCTCCCGAAGCTCATCTCCCAGACTGGAAGTCGGCATCGGGACGCCAAGGACGTCGTTGAAGATATGCTCCTGCGCTTTTGTCTGGAGGATTTCCATGTCAGAAGAATAGAGGCGCGAATTCCCGGGTCTTCAGAATGATGTCCGCGATGTATCCGTTGTAGTTTGAGTCAAACCGCCATCCGGCGCGAAAAGTGAACCAGCG